TTCTTTTTGTATGAAATAGCCGTAATTCCTTGCACAGGAACACCAAACAGTTCTAAGACAATTCCTCCCCATGAGTACTCTGTTCCATTAACTAAAAATGTTGCCATAATTTTTTATTTAAAACTGATTGGTATTGAAATGTTACGTGCGATTCCGTCCTCGTTAAGAACTACATTAATGACTAATTTACTTGTCATTGTTACGTTCTGCGTTGGATCAATATACACATCGGATTTACTTACTACACTTAAGTCACCGTCTCTCTGCATTTGATATAGTGGTTTTAAAGCCAATCCACAAATATAGTTTATCGTTGAAGTTGCAAGTGTGCCGTCTGCATTCTTTAAAAGTCGAACCTTTAAAGTAGGTAAAACGGTTGAATAAATACCTCTGCATGCTTTGTCAATTACTCGATTGTCATTTATGTAAGCATAATCAGAACTTATAGCGATTGACGTGTGATTGTCATTAAAATAAGTTCCTGCATTGCCTACGTACTTTTGACCAAATACATGTCTCTTTGCATCGATAGCATCAAGTGCATTACTTGAAAGAGCTGAAAGGAGTTGACCATTTGCAAAAGCAGGGACATCGTTTTCAGTGCCATTCGACAAATTGAATTTATCAATGACATTACCAAAATCCTCACTTACAGATGAAAGACTTAAAAGCCCTAAAGCAATTCCAAGTTGAGTTATCGACTTACCATAAGCACCATATAACTGAGAACCTAAAGCACCGCCATCCTGTCCTATGATAGAAGTAGCTTTATTTGCTGACAATACACTTAAGTCCGGCAATGTGGTAATATCTGTTGTTGCTGTAAGATCACCGGCATATAGAGCACTCAAAGGAGCGTGATACGCATCGTCATTCGTTGTGATCTCTAAATTAATAGCGGTTAAATCAGCATTTGAATAAACAGCATTTTTAAAGATTCCTATTTGTCTCAATTTACCGACTGCAAAATTCTGCATTGTGGTAATTTCAGAAAATGTATAAGACGAAGGAACGGCAAAAATACCAACAAATAATTGTCCGGCCGGATTACCTCTGAAAAATTCAGAAATATGATAATGCCAAACAGCCAACAAAGATCCTACACCACCCGTGAATTGTGCTAAGGTAGCAATGATTCCTGATGTTGATTGGGTTAGGAATGTTCCACCGTTAAAAAGTTTTCCGTATCCTGATTTAGCCGAAATAGTTACAGTATAAGGTCCTGTTGTTCCTGCAACTGCCGCATATCCATGATTTTGTGTGCCTGCGTTAATAATTGCAGCCATTCCGGTCACAACTGTACTTGTGGTATCACTTGCTAAATTAGTATATGTACCTAATTTTGTTGTAATTCCTGTGATAGGGTCTAAAACGTTTAACGTGAAAGCGTTTCCCGTAACTCCTGCAGATGATACGGTTACTACAGCCGTTGCAGGTGTTTCATCAGAATATGTTTTTACAATTCCTGCATTTTCAGCATCAACAATGGAATAAAATTTCTTAATCCTGTTTGTTGTCGTAAAACCTGATGGCAAAGTAGCAGAATAAAGAAGCAAACCAGATATGAAATCTTCTCCAGCAGCTTGTCGTCCGCTTGCACCTTGACCTTTAATAAAAGTTATGTCGTCTCGCATTTTGTTTCGTCTTTAATTTCCGGTTCTTTTTCGGGTTCAACTTCTTTTTTAGGTCGACCAGGCTTTTTTAAATCATCCCTGTCGATTCTTTCGCCGCCATAATTGGGGTGAAGGTGAAAGTTTTCACCCACAACCCAAATCGTATTTACATGAGGTAGTGCCTCAAAAACTTTCTTTACGTCCATGATTATTGTGCTAAGCGACCAGTTTCAACCCATTTTGCACCGTCAAAGATAAAACTAATAACTGCTTTCATTTTAGTTGTAGTTGTCAACGTTCCTTGTCCTATGATATACGGACTTTTAAACGTCAATGTTTTACCGGTTGCTGTTCCTTGTACGATTACCCTCATTACATCTCCTAAATGGGAAGCTGTACAATTGGGTGAACCGAAACGCAAACTATCAGTTGAAATTGTAAGGTTGTAAATTGTTTCGTATGCGTTGGGTGCAACTTTTACGCTGTCATAACCAGCGACATCGGTCTGAGCTACATAGGCATACGTCAAACTAAATCCTGTATTTCCCTGATGTAATGGATTTACTCCAAAACGAGGTACAGTGGATTGAGCCGACAATAAAGATACGGATAGCAATAATATGATAATTCCTATAAACTTTTTCATGTTTTTATTATTTTTGAGTTTAAAAATAAGGGGAGGCTTTCATCTCCCCCTTAGATTACACTGTGAATGTTCCCGATGTCAAAGTCGTGTATAAAAACGCTTTTTCAGAATATCCGTATTGAGTGTCAAATTTCATCAATCCTTTCAAGAAAAAAGTTTCAGCATTTGGAAGCAATTTAGCCAGTTGTAGATTTTCATCGATAACTGAGTTCATTCCAATCCAAAGATTTGATTCAACGTCATCGGTTGCAATCGTGAATACGATAGTATCTTTTGGGATACCTGCCAATGAAACCACCTGAAAACCTTTCCAAGGTTGAGTTTCTCCTGATTGTGTGATCTGGCCTTTGAAAGTGATGTTAATAGATGCAGCCTGATAGATTTGTTCGTCTTCAATCGAAACCAAGAATTTCAATTTATTGAAACGGTTCGGATCGGCAAACAACGCCCGGTTGTGTAAAACAGCCAAGTTAATCAGGTTATTCATTGCATCCAAAATGTTCGTATGGGAACCATCAGAAACGGTAGAAATAAGTGGATAAGGGGAAGCAACTTTTTGAACGTTTGCATCATTTACCATCTTTTTCAAGAACCCGTCAAAATATTTAATCTGACCATTACCAGCTGTACCATCCAAAGCGGTATAACTCGTTGACCCCTGCCAGAAACCCAACTCAAATTGTTCAAATGCCCTTGAAAGTGCGATTTGCATAATATAAGTTTCAGCACTAACCGGAAGTTCGTGAGCCAATAATGCAGGATGTTCCTTAGCCTGTTGTACGCCTAACCATGCATCCTCAAATAAATTAGGTTCAAATTCGGCATAAACCATTACTGATTCAGGTATCAAGGTACGGCCATCAATTGTGGCAGTTCCGGCAGTTGAGGAAGTCGGTTGAGATTTACGGGATTGTAAAGGATTAGAGAAGTCAACACGGTCAATAGTGTGTTGTTTAACAATTCCATCTTTTACAAAAACAACTCCTTTTTTTACTGTTTCCAGTCCAAAAGTTGCGGGAAGTATCATATACTTTGCAACGTCACCTGCGAACAGGGTATCATTTAATACGAGTGCCATATCTTTTATTTATTACGTTCTTTACGGTTTTGTTCTCTCAGTGATTCGGCAGTAGTTGCATGTTCAACTTTATTCAGGACGGTTTCAATTTTCACGGATTCTTTGTTAAGAGGAAGCAATTCAATTAAATTCTTTGCTTCGTCAAAACCAATTTTTTCACCGGTTGTTCTCCACTGCAATTTTACTTCTTCAGTGTTTTTAATCCGACCAACCTTTGCAAAATCTTCAACCATGTTTTTGATTTTGTCTTTCTTTGCGTCTTCTTCGGCTTTTTCCTTGTCCTTCATTATCGCATCAAGTTGAGATTTGCAGTCCTCGTATTCCTTGTCTGCTTTTGATTTGTCCTCTTCAGCTTTTTTCAATTTGGCTTTGAGTTTGTCCATTTCGTCGTCGTTCTTAACTTTATCTTCAACCTTTTCCTTTTTCAGGTCTTCGGTTTCGGTTTCAGCTTTTTTTGCTCTGTTTTCGATAGCATCAATAGCTTTTAGTATTGATTCTTCGGGAGCGGAAGGGTTTAAGCCCAACCGATTACAGACAAGTTTCATGTCGATAATTTCACTCATTTTCGTTGTTGTTTGGTTTATTATAGAATTTAATACTTTATTGCATTCATTATGAAATTCCGGTACAGGCATTTCATTTGATATTTTCTTTAACCATTTGGAATTTTCATCTTTCGATAAATCTACCTGATCGCATAATTTCATTGATTTTGCCTCGTCTGCTAAAATAAATGTGCTACGATTCAGCATTAAGGTAATTTCGGCTTCACTCATTCCGCTCCTTTGTTCAATCATCTTGATAAGACTATCTTTCATTGTCTTAATCATATCTTTGTCATCTCCACCAAAAGGATTATGATACATCAGCCACGCATAATCGGTCATTATTCTTTTTCTACCTGCCTGGAAAATGACGGCTGCAATACTTGCTACTCCTCCAACTGCGTATGTGTCAACGGGTGTTTTCGTTTTGAGTATTGTAGAATAGATTGAATATCCATCCATTACGACCCCACCGGCTGAATTAATCCATACTTGTATTCGTTTCTTTCCTAAAGTATCTAAGTATAAAAGCTCTTGTTGAAATATCGCACCGTCAATTCCCTGCCCGCTTTCCGTATCAAAACCAATATGTTTATTGATTAATAGTATCGGTTCGTCCGCTGATGGGTCTATACAATATTTCATGTTATTAATTTTCAACAAATATATATAAGGAATAAAGGCATACATAATATATATGCTAATCAGACGCACATTTATTTCCGTGAGTATGTTTTTAAACATAAAAAAAGGCGTATAGAAATTAATCTATACGCCTTTTAAAATTTATTTTAAATACTATTTATCCGTTACCCTCAAAATCCTGTCCCGCTCCTGTAATGGCATAGAATCAAACTTTGCCTTTACTGCGTCCGCAATGACTTGACTCTTTGTCATTCCTGTAAATTCTGCATAACCTG